AGTATTGGGATGCCGTGCGTGGGGATGAAATTGAAAATGGTGGTGTTGCATACCTTTTGTTTGATTTCGCCGTAAACGCAGGAGTGGGTCGTTCGATAAAAACCCTGCAAACCGCAGTAGGAGTTACGCCTGATGGGGGGTTCGGCCCTATGACGCTTGCCGCTGTGCAAGCCATCGACCCTGTTGAACTGATTGAAAAGTTTAGCCAAGCCAAAGAGGACTTTTATCGGTCGTTAAATACCTTTGCAACATTTGGCAAAGGTTGGCTAAATCGTGTTGCAGCAGTTAAACAGAAAGCATCTTCAATGGTGGCGTGATGAAAACACTTACTATTTTTAGCACAATCGTTTTGTTCTGGGTTGCAACTTTATTTTCTACTGCCCACGCCCAAACCATAGCCATCTGTCAAGGTGAGTACGCCTTGTGTGCAGCGTCCCCCACCACGCTCACCGGCAAAACCATCAGCGTATCGGGCAAGACTTTTAAAGAAGGCGTGGCAGTTTGCCCTGTGCTAACAGGCATGGCCGTGGCCAACATGACGCTTATGCAAGGCAGTTGTGACGCGCCCAAAGGCAAAGTGTGGAGTCTGTTCGGTGTGCCGCCACAGACCGCCTATCCCCAGGCACCCGATTGGTCGGTACAACCCGCTGTGTTTAGGTCATTCAAAGTAAGCGACACGCCCACGACCGGCATGAGCAATATGTGGGCAATGCTTTGCACCAAGCAAACTAAGCAAGTCAACGGCGTAACCTTGGCTAGTTGCTACGGGCCTGTGATGGAAAGCCCGTGGACGGGCAACCATGTCGTAAGTGGCGAAACAGCGTTCACCCAAGCACCCGTGGGTGCCTCATACCCTGTTGGCGGTAACGTACCGTAACACTCGACGCCATAGTGGGATGTACGGCGGGCGGTAGTAGCCTGAGAAGATCACACGCGGGATGCGCCCCGTCCAGTTGGCGTCCCCTCGGTTGGTGTTATTAGGCCAGTTTTTTGACGCAGTATTCACAGTACCCCTCCTTGAGTTCACCACAAACTTGGCCACACCCGTCGCAGACCCACTCGGGTGGGTAGACGTGGGGCTTTTCGCGGGTGGTGTGAAACCACAACAAGGCACCCACCATCAGCGCCATTGACGCGTAGAACCACATTATGATTTCGTAGAGCATTTTTTCTCCAGTAAAATTTGAATGTCTACGCGCAACATCAAATGCTGTTGGCGCAGCCGTGCAATGTCATCGTCAATCTGTGCAAGGTTCTCGATGATCTGTTTGTACAATTGGCTCTCGGTCATTCTTTTCTCAATATTTCAATAGCGGCAACAACATCAAGTGCTATGCCCGTTCGTAACGCGGCTAACGCACCACGCATTTTTGCTTGTAAGCTGTCAATTAAACTTGCTTGCAATCTGACGTGGCGCTCAAGTTCGTCAAGCAGCGTTTGTAGTTCGCGGGCTTCTTTCATTTCTGCCACCTTGCTCTAATGTTCTCAACAGCAACCTCAAGCACCGCACGGCGGATGTCTTCTGCTCTACCGGCCATCTCCTCAACCAACCGCGCGCAAGCCTCGCGTTCCATCAGGATGGCATTTTCAACAGCCGCAACCATAGCAACCTTGACTTGTTTTTTGCAGTCTTCAAAGCCTTTTTCGTATGGGGTCATTTCGCCTCCAACCCAGTCTTAACCAAGTGAATAATCTGACGGCTCACCGAGCGCGTCTGGCCATCGGCAAGTGCCTTAACAACCTTAAACAACTCAATCGGCATACGGATAGTTACAAAGTAATCTTTAGGTTCTTGTTTCATAGTTACTCCCTAGTTTGATAACAGTCAAGACTCTGTTCAGCATCAATTTGGATAGCCTCAAACACGGCAGATTGCCCTGCTTTGCGTTCAAGCCAAGGGGCGGCATAACCGCTGCTATCCATCACGGTGTAATCGCCACCGCGCCAAACGGCAATCTGCGCGGGTATGCCACCAAGGCGGCACTCAATTAACGTGGCGTGGTTCAAGTGTTTAACTTTCATGTCGGATCCTTAATTGGTGATCTTGGTGGCTAACAACTGACGCGCCTTAATTGCTGCTTCAGACTTTGGGTCAGCGTCATTAAGCAACGCCAACACAACTGTTAGTAATTCCACACTCCATTTCTCTAATGCCATGTCGATCTCCTTATGCCCCCTTAGTCATACCGCAGGGGCGGTTGTTTTATTTGCTTTCGAAATAACGGGCTTCGGTGCCGCAGCCAGTAGCCTCAAGCCAGCGTTCTGTTTCCGCTAATATCTTGCGAAACTTTGGCTCACCTGTCACTAGGCTGATGCCCATAGGGCGGTTGCATTCTGAGAGCAGCTTGCTGTTATCAAAGTGCTTGCAGTCTTTGCATAATTTCATGTTGGTTCCTTAGTTGATTGATGGCGTCTTCTGCACCATGACCCACAATAACACAATAATTCACACTTTGTAAATATTTAATCATTAATTGTTGTTCTTTTGACAAAACACCACCTTTTGCCTTTTTCATCTCCACCCACACGCGCCACGCAGGAATAAAAAGGTCAGGGATGCCAGGCACAACGCCCTCGACTTTTAGCTTCATGGCCTGTGACTTAGAGCGCAAACCGCCATTCGGGATTGCAAAGATTAATATATCCGGATATGTCTGCCTGAACCACATCACCACTCGGGCTTGCTCTAGGTGTTCTGATACGGCGGTCACCATAGTCGCTTCACCACCTTATAAAATTTGCCATCACGCTTATACGAAATTGTGCTTGGCGGGTTGGACTCATTCATCTGTGTAACCAAGTACGTTAACGGTACTTGCGCTTGATCAATGCCGGACAATGTTGCATCAGAGCGCCTTGCAATGTCATGCAGCAACTGAATGGCTTTAGTGCCCGCATACCCCTGATTTAGCACCGGCAGGTACTCTGTGATGGGTGGGTCAGTCAGGCCACCGTAGTAAGTAAGTGCAATCATTTCGTTGCCCGAGGCGCGGCTAACGTGTTTGCGCCAATTCCACTCAGTCACCGGCATATCCACGCCATCCAAGCCCATGATGTCGTCGTGGCGTAACACCAGTTTCTTTTCAGGCGCCGGTGGGAATGGTGTGCCGCAGTTGGGGCATTCATGGGCAGAGATATGGACGATCTCATGGCATACGTCGCACACTTTCACAGGCGCCTCACCCTCACCTGACCCGCCTTTCTTTGGTGGCTGCACGTTGGTGATTGGCCCGTGCATCTCCACCACGCCCGCGAAGTCCAGCACCAAACAATGATCGGTGTGGCTCTTGGGGCGCATCCCACGCCCTGCCATCTGCACATAGAGTGAGGCTGACATAGTGGGGCGCAGCATGGCAATCAGATCAATATCGGGGTAGTCAAAGCCAGTCGTTAGCACGTTGGCGTTTGTCAACGCACGGATCCGACCCGCTTTAAACTCGGTCAAAATCCGATCGCGCTCGGGCTTAGACGTGTTGCCCGTCACGCAGGCCACGGTCACGCCCTGGTTGATCAACTCTTGGCAGACGTGCTGTGCGTGTTTAACGCCCGCGCAAAAGAATAGCCAAGCGCGCCTACTGCCCGCAAGCTTAATGACTTCCCGCACGACTGCAACATTCTTGTCAGCGTTATCCACGGCGGCTTGCAACTCCGAGTCGATATACTCGCCGCCCCTTTTATGCACACCGCTCACATCTAACCGCTCTGTTGTTAATTTGCTACGCAAGGTCGCCAAATATTTTTTATGTACCAATTCCTCAATGCTGACTGGCTCAATCAGGGCATCGAACAATGCCGGTTTATCCGTGATTAAACCGTGCCCCAAGCGATACGGCGTGGCGGTCAAGCCTACGACCCTCAAATGTGGATTGATCGCTTCTAGATCGTTTAAAAAACTGCGGTAGCCACCCTCATCCTTGTGGCTCACTAGATGACACTCATCAATAATTACCAAATCAATGTGCCCGAGCAGCGGCGCTTTGATTCTTACAGATTGAATCCCTGCAAACGTGATTGGCTCACCCAACTGGCGTTTGCCGATACCCGCCGAGTAAATGCCCAAGGGGGCGTTAGGCCAATGCAAGCGCATCTTCTCAGCATTCTGCACAATCAATTCTTTGACGTGGGTAAGCATCAAGATGGTGGTTTCGGGCCACTCTTGCAAAGCGTTCTTGCAAAGTGCAGCCACAATGTGACTTTTGCCCGAGCCGGTAGGCAACACTAAGCAAGGGTTGCCGGTCGGATGCGCGTTGAACCAGGCATATAACTGGTCTAGGGCGCGGGTTTGATAGTCACGGAGCATCGGCAATCCTTTTGCCAATCCATGCCATAACAGGCACAGCCATTGAATTACCAAGTGCCTTGTAACGCGGCCCGTCTGGCGACTCTTCTTTCTTGCGCCAGGGGATATTGGTATAGTTGTCAGGAAAGCCCTGAAGGCGTTCGCATTCGGTTGGAGTTAGGCGGCGAACTGCCATGTGTTGTAAAAGTGTTGGCGTTCTGTTTCCACCGTCTGATGCTGGCAAAGTCGGTGCAACGTGTTCGCTGTAACCAATCCCACCTGCGCCACTACCTTGACCGCCTTTAAATGCTGCGGTAACTTGCTGTGCCACACCATGCACACAAGCCGTAGTTAGCGTATAAGCAGGATCACCTAGCTCACCTACTCCAACTCCCTGACGATTTATTTCATCATGCTTTTCAGGATCACGCCCTGCGTTGCGTAGGTCAAGAGGGATGGGTTGCGCCACCCCATGCACACCTGTTGCGTTAAGCGTGTACATCGGCCCCCCCACAGTAAATCCATCACCATTGCCGCCATTCTCAGGTTGTCTGCCAATAGTGTTTTCAGCCAACGCAATCGGTTGAATAATCACAGGCTCATGCCCATGCGTTTCACGTCGAAGCGTGCCTACAGTTCCATCTTCAAGTATGTTCATCACCCCCCCCCTTGATCCATTAAGACAATCATCGTTTCAGTTTCCGTATCAAGCCTAGTTTTTGTTATCAGGCATTTTGCGACCGAGGGTATATAACCCCCCCCACCCCTTT